ATCTGATGTCATTTATTTATCCTCACATGAGTTGGATTGCTGATTTTGGTTGCCATAAAGCCGATATTGGGGAAAGTGCGCTGAATAAGGGCAATACGACTTGACCTGCTACTGTAGGGGGCGTTGTTGTATATGCTCCAGCAGTTGTAGGACTTAAGAAATAAGAGGAGCCTTGGGTAAGACCGGCAAGAGCCGTCACAATTCCTCCATATTGATATATGAAATTATTCACATCAATTACGGAAATAACGATTCCTACGACACAGGTTGAATCTGCCTGATTATCTGCCTGAGCTTTAACATAATTTCCCCCATTATTTATCCTGATAACATTTCCTACGGCTAAACCATGAGCAGCTTGAGAAACGGTTAAAGTTTGTGTTAATGAACCCGTTAAATTGAATTGAACAAAATTGATGGGGTCTGTCCCGACTGTATTTACAATATCCGTTTCAAACCATCCTGTACCAGCAAGCAAAGTTCCATTGAGAACAATAACAAAGGTTCCAGCTTTTATATTAGCGGGTGAATTAAAATTGGGTGATCTTGTAAGAACGTATGGAGCAGCTACACTTCCTGTAGCCGTTAATACATAAAGACCATTTTGAGCTGCATTCGTTTGATTATTAACAAGAATGATGGAGTTTATAGGAGGAGTAACTCCATCCGTCATAAAAGCACCATTCCCTATTTCAGTTAATGTTCCAGTTCCATTATTATAGGTAGCATTTAAATTACCGCCCGCTACCGTTGTTGAAGCATATACACTTCCAAAATAGTTAAATGAAAATTGGGGTGTTGTAGAAATTGTTACATCTGTTCTATTTTGAGCCGGATTATCAACAACGGTGATTCCTGTATTTGTACCAGGAATAAAGTTTATCTGAGATTTTTGACTTTGAAAAACGCCATCTAGTTCAACATTCACACGTTGACGATTTGTATCTGATACAACATTAAAGGTAGGAGATCCCGTAGTTCCGCTAGGATTTACAATGTTAATTGTTGCATCTGATAAAAGATTAACTGCATCAAAGAAAACGCCTCCATTATAAACGACAAGTCCTGTATCTGCGGCATTAAGTTGGGCAATACCATAAAGTGGATTTGTCGGATCAGGATGAATTAGAACTTGTCCTAATGATAAAGACAGGCTGATTCCATTATTAGCAGCTAAAGTTGATCCATTAGTTAACTGACCATTGGGAGCCGTTAAAATATATTGAGCACTGGCTACATCAGAAATTCCATTGAGTGTCGCTGCACTTGCTGTAAGAGGAATCCCATCCAATTTAAACTGCCCAACTGCTCTATCAAAATTGATATAATTTGAGCTAATTGTCATGTTTGTGGTATTTCCAAGACCATCTTGGATTTGAGCCGGTGTATTATTTAAACCTTGACCTGCATTATTGATCACTAACAAATCTGGGTATGTAGAAGCGGGTGATAAGGTTGAAAGTCCTTGTGTCACCATAGGCATAGGAATAGTCATTTAATTATCTCCCGTTTGTGGTGTTGGTTGACCAACAGCGCCGACTTGATTTTCCCAATCACCCCAAGAAGCCCAAATGGGATAACCGGAGCCACTACAAGTCGTAGATGAATTTATGCAATTTGATGGGGGGGTATTCCATGGTTGGCTTTGCGTCGGCCAAACATCTTGTGTTGTTTGCCATGGACGTGGATGTTGCAACGGAGGGGGATCAGGTCGGATAACTGGATTAAGACTTTGAGGGTTTGGAACATCGAGAAAATATTTATTGACGTAAAGGCCAGTCCAAATTAGACCCAATCCTCGATAATCCATTTGCTTTACAAGATCGTTATAATTGCAAAGTTGACCTGAACGATCACATCTAGCAACCGCATCTGGGTTTCTCTCATCGATCCTTACAAATCTACCGTGTGGAAACATTTTTTATATCCTCACGTGTACGAATACATATTGGGTTGAATTCTAACGGGTGTCTTTTCTTCATCTTCAATCGCAGCCCACTCATAAGATGTCCTTGCGAGGTCTTGAAGACGATCAACTCGATCAAGAGCGAATTTCAAAGCCATTTCGTAAGCCAATCCAAAACGACATGCATTCATGAATCTTTGAGGAATAAAGATATTTTGATTTAAGGATGTTACATCCATAATCGCTGTTTGTTGGTTAAAAACGAGTGTTTGATAGCTATTATCAGGAGTTGGCCATAAATTCAGTGTCGGATTAATCTGCCTATCTAGATAAAAGCTGGATGGTGTGGCTTGTACCTGTTTGTTTGGATAAGACATCCATTCTTCACGAGAAATAGGTGTTAAGATTCGACTAAAGTTAGGCATTGAGAAATAAATCTGTTGAAGATTTAAAGTTGCGCCACCTGTTTCTCTGATACGATAACTTTGTGCATTGATAGGAGAATTGATGGCAGCCCAAACAGTTTGACCAACAGGATAATATTTGGAACCAATATCTAAAGATTGTAGCCAAACATTTCCGTCAAAGGAATATTCAACCAAAAGATCATAATTAATACTCACATTAGAAACGATTCCGACATAATAAACGGAAGGTGTATTTCCTGTTGGATATGTGTAAGAAACATACCCATTAGGCGATGTTTGAGTACAAGGAGATGCAGGATTAGGCGAACCATTAAATGCATTAGATGCCGTACCACCAGCACTCGAGAAAGCAACCCCCCCAGATAAGACCGTATTGTTACTCGCTGTTACCTCTGTAACCTTGATTGTATAGGAATTTAAAGGATAAGTTGGTTGTCCAACATTCAATCCTATCATGGACTTTTGGACTGTAAAGAGATTCAATCCCTTGTTTGCCCAATTGGAAAGCAGGAAATTCAGACTTAGAAGAGCTGAATCACTTTGTAAGCCAGAAATATCAGCACCAGATACCCCACATAGTTCGAATGCGTCTTTAACAAACGCTTCAACAAGAGTACCTTGTCCGAAATTGAATGTTTGACTGTATGCCACTTTATCAGCCTAACTTTCCTTTTATTTTGAACGTGAGCCACGATGACGAGGCAAACCTTTCAATGTTTCAGCCAAAACAGCTTCTTTTCTTAAAGAAGGTTTCTTGCTATGAACCGCCTTTTCTAATTTTGCTTCCGGTATTTTCTTTCCCATAGGTACACCCAAATCTCTATGAAGCTTTCCAGGATGTTTGATTGCTTTTTGAATAAATTTATTGTCAGCCATTAAATAATTCCTTGCTGCAAGATGTTGATGTTTAATGAACCGCCAGTAGAAGAATTTACAATTCCTTGCAGAGCAGTTGTCGGAGTTGTCAGAGTATAAATTTGATTTGTGGTAGCTGCTGTCAGAGCTGCCGTTACAGGAAATGAAACTGGCATTGTATTAACAACATGTGTAAATGTTGATCCAGCCGTTTGATAATACTCAAGATTATCAATAGTCTGATTGATCGTATAATTGATTGTTCCGGTAACTTCACCTGTGATAGTGATATTGGGATCAATATTGAATGTATTAACCTTTATCCATTGGAAAGTGCCTGTGCTTCCACTTCCAATACTCAGATTTGTCCAATTACCACTTGCGGAAATATTTGTAATAGTATGAAATTTATTTACAGTTGTGACAGTACTATTATTAGGGCCTGCTCCATTTTCAGAAATAACATTCCCGAATTGATCTGTACCTGTAATCGTAAAAACCGTTCCAGAATTATCATTTAAAGAGCTTAAAGTGATGGTTCTAGCCAAATTAGGGAAGACTAGAGGATAAGGAATGGAAAGAAGAATAGTCGCTACTGGTCCTACACCTGATACTGTCGTTGCAAAAAAGGTCGTATTAGAAGCAGGAAAAGATAACGTAATTAATCTTGCCATTCCTTTTAATCCTTAGAACAGAGGTATGCTGTACTGAGAGACACCAAATCTACCTATAGTTGAGTCATACAAATCACCAAATCGAGGAGTCATAGTTATATTCGCACCGCCTCCCTGACCATTTGCATTGGCTACACCATTTGAAACAAAAGAGAAATTATTGGCATCAATGATTGTTACTGGTGCTGTAATATTCAATTGTGCTGCTGTGATATTATTAGTTGTTGTCGCGCCTATTAGGGTTATACTATCTCCTGGTGTTAATTGACCTTGAGGTGATGGTATAGGCCCAATTAACTGGTGATTAGGAGCATAAACAGAAACAGTGGCTGATCCATTGGTTGTCGTTATTGGATTGTTCATGAGATTAATTGTACCAGTAGATGCATTATTAAAATTACGTGCATCGCCACTCGCGCTATAGTAATTGATCGTCAATCTTGCAAAACCATCAGCAGCATAAGAAGGAGTATAAGTTCCTCTAACATCCAATGTTGTGGCGGTTGCAGTTCGCTGGTCTCCCGTTACGAGTGTATTAGAAAAAGTGTTAAGTACTGCCGCCCCACCACCAACCGCATTAGCTGTGGCAACACCATATGTATTATATGTAAATGTCGTATTGCTCGGAATTGAGACAATCTGAGCTGAGATATTCAACTGAGCTGCCGTAATACCGCCTGTTGTTGTTGCTCCTGAGATCGTAATCCATTCACCAACAACAAAACCTGCTGTCGTGGTTGGCCCTGTTGTGGCACCAGCCACCGAAACCGTTACTAAAGACTGTCCTGTAACTGTTGTTATCGGATTGTTTGCCAAAGTATTAACAGTAACAACGGCATCAGGTCGACCATTCCAATAAGGAACGAATGCATAATTTTGGCTTGTCACAAGATGTTGAAGACCATATGTATTACCCACACCAACAGTGATATTTGCAGTTGTTCCAGCAGATGAATAAATCGCACGGATATACTTAAAAGTCTTATTACCAGAAACAATCACAGCACCAACGGGTCCTGTAATCTGCTCTACAACTGGCATTCCATAAAAATCCCATCCAAATACAGTAAACTGAGACAAAGTTGTCCCAACTGAACCTGTAATTGTTAAGTTACGGGCAGAATCCAGGACGAGGACGTTCGGGATGCTATGGTATGTTTGAATGGTGATTTGTGGACTATTTAGCGTCTGAAGATTCAAATAACCAGCTGCCGCAGGGGTTTGCGCCAAAGCTATAGCATTGGTGCTCACCGGTGCTGGGATCATATCCAGAAATGACATTGGTGTATTGAATATACCAGGTGAAGATTGGTCAAATGGAGTAGGCACCATCAAAGACGGTGTTAACACATTTGGACCTGGTACGAAGGATGTCCCAATGATAGGGCCAGTCCTTACACCGTCAGAAAAGTGGGTGCCTTTTGATGGTACACTAATACTCATTTTTTATACTCCTGCTGAACCAAAGGTTGCGCGCCAGTTAGAACAACCGAAAGAATAACGCTCTACGAAAGTAACATTTAAGTTACGAGTAGTAGTATCGGTAAACATATCAATTGTCAGAGGGTCACGTTCATAAAATTTGAATCCATTACTTTCATTTGTAAGTAATACCCACTGGTTTGGATTTGTCAAAAATTGATTGACCCTATAACCCATTGGAACACTACTTAGATTGTAAATAGCTGAAATATCATTATTTGCTGTTGATGTACGATACTTGGATTCAAGAAGAACATTTGCAGTAAACTGAAGTTCAGGAGGAACGATGAGTTTTTCACACTGCAAAGCAACACGAAGGCCTGCTACGTTCAAGAACTTCTGAATTCCAATCAATGCATCTTGCAATGATGTCTCATTTAACTGAGTTGGCAATGCAAATGTGTTTGGAACTACATTTCCATTAACAGGGTGAGCAGTTGAAAACAAAGGCTGACCATCGCTAACTGGGAAGTTAGGATTGAAACCATTGTTCAAAACGGATGCACCTTGGATATTTTTAGCTTGGCGCATAGAATCTTTTCCTGATTCAGTTGCACGCGGCCAAGAATCCTTGTATAAGTTGTCGCGAATTGCGTTAGCTGTGATCTGGAAGCCAATACCAAAGTTCCTATGGAAATAGGAAGTTGTATATGCCTGAGCCATATCACCATATTGAACTGCTCCACCATCTGCTTTAAATTGAGCCATAGGTAGAAGCCTCATTTCGACTTCATATTCAACAGCTTTATTTGAAACATGACTAGTAAAGATTTCTTTCCACTGATCGGGATAGACCATGTAGTCACCAAAAACAGCCGCCAGACCTGGACGCAATAGATTTTGGATTGATTGTAATGTAATGATAGCCATTTATTTATACTCCTTGTGCGCCAGCATTGATTGATGTTGCATTCATCTTTACGCGTACGTTTGCGTACTGAATGCTTGTTCCACCAGGATTTGGTACATTTCCTGGGATTGGATCAAAATCAATGATGTGAAGTGGAAGGGTTGCATTAGTTGCAACAGTTGTTGTGTCTAACATCATTCCAGATTCTCCCGTCAAAGGATTACCTGGTGTTGCAAATGTTACATCAGCATTCTTGTCCAAATTCGACCATGCAAGTGTATTAGATAGCTGAATGGTAAATATTGCGTTTGGATCAGTAATTACATTAGCAATTGGATAACTTCCTGCCATAATTGACTGAGATGCGGGCCAGTATTTCTGAATCTGGACAACACCTGATCCATCTGTGAAAGTACATCCCCAATAAACACCGATTGGAGCTGTCGCTAGACCACCCCCTGGTGTATATTTATTGAGAAAACCATTATTAAATGTAACGAGATCGCCTAAGAATAAGTTTGTTGCATATCCAACAGTTGGCGAAACGATTGGAATATTGTAAATTTGTACTGCGCCTGTCCATGGTGCATTAAGGCCATAACTGCATGCCTGTAGCCCTAGAGGCGCATTTACGCCATAAGTCATTGGTTAGCTCCTAAAAAATATTAAATTGTAGTGTAAGATTTTGTGCGCCAGTGAGGCACTATATGAGAACAAGGAGGTTCTTTAACTTCTCGTTCAAATGACATCAACCCGAAGGGACGAACTATCGAGAGTGAAGAGGAGGTAACAATTCCTTAGGACTCTCGACAGTTTCAAATCGAATAATAACATATTATTTATGGATAAAGAAGGTATAAAAATAAAATTTACGTAAAATTTTACCTTTAAATCAGTGTTCCATACAAGAAAGAAACAAATGGATAAACACACACCCAAAAATTGTTATCCATGTAATAAAATATAGGCCGTCTTCTAATGTGTTTTTTATTTCTCAAATCCTTATTTTATATGGGTTTGAAGGTGAATGAAGATCATTAATCGTAATTTCATTCTCTTCAATCATAACAACATTGGTTGATAACATCATGGATGCTATAGAGACAGCATCTTTAAATGATGTAAGGACAACATCTGTGGGATCGATGATACCGGCCTCTACCATATCTACATATTTGAAATTGAGGGCATCATATCCCTGATTAAATTGTTTTTCTTTTTCTTCTTCAATGCTTATATTTGTAGCTTTACTTTGGGATATCAAATCTTTGTATCCATAAGCTGAGCCTGGGTTTTCTGAAGGACCTTTACCAATAGATATCAATGTTTCTTCAATCTCTTCAGGAATAAGGCCCGCATTCTCCATTATCTGATTAAAAGGAGCCTTTAAAGCCTTTTCAATAAGATAAATTCCATGAGCCACTCCCATATCGTAACAAACTGGGGTTTCATGATTATCTATTTCATTCAAAAAATCTAAAGAATTAAGATAATGTGAAGCTCGAAGCAAAGAAATTCCACCCCCTGGTAAAATTCCACCCTTTAAAGCTGCTCTTGTCGCATGGACAGCATCTTCAACACGATCTTTTTTCTCTTTAACCTCAAATTCCGTTGTTCCACCAACTTTAATGACAGCAACCCCATGATTTAGCTTAGCAAGTCTTTCGTAGAAATGATTTTTATCAGCTTCATTTTCCGCATTATCAATTTCATGCTGCAAAAAGTCGCATCTTGCGTGAATATCTTCCTTTTTTCCATAACCACCCATAATAATCGTTTTATCTTGGGAAATGATAGCTTTCTTAGCTCGTCCCAGCATCTCTTTTACGATGCTTTCTAGCTTTATTCCTGTATGGTCTGAGACAATCATAGACCCTGTCATTACGTTAAGATCATCCATAAGATAATCTCTATGCTTTCCAAAAGAAGGTGTTTTAATAGCAGCTACTTTCAGAAGCCCACTCATTTTATTTTTGACCAACATTCCCAATGCTTCGTGATCTACATCTTCGGCAATGATAAGAAGAGAATCATGGGATTTGGCGATCGATTCAAATAAACTTAACAAAGGATAAAAAGTAGAAATCTTTTTATCATAAATAAGAATATATGGATTATCAAGATCACAAGTCATCTTTGCAGGATTTGTGACAAAGTATGGACTTATATATCCTTTATCAAGTTGCAATCCTTCAACAATTGATACTTCCGTATTACCAGAGGAAGATTCTTCTATAGTGACAGCGCCATCTTTTCCAACTTTCTTAAAGGTATCAGCAATAATTTTACCTAATTCTCTATCACCATTTGCAGAAATTGTCGCTATGTTTATAACATCTTCATCTGATTGAATTTCTTTAGAATGAGATTTGAGAAATTCCAGTACTTTTTCGAGTGCCTTTTCTATTCCTATTTTAAGTGCAATGGGTGGAATTTTATCTTTATAACAGGATATACCATTGCTAATAATATTTTGAGCAATAACCGTGGCTGTCGTTGTTCCGTCTCCTACTTTATTGCATGTGTTAAGAGCTGCTTCTCTAATTATATGAGCGCCTGCATCTTGGATTTCATCATAAAGACATACTTCTTTGGCAACTGAGACACCATCTTTGGTGAATCTCATCCTCATACCTTTATTTCCGATGAGCACATTACGTCCACGAGGGCCTAATGTAGATTTAACGGCATCTGTTAGTATCTTAATACCTTCGCCTATCTTTTCACGGCCTTCATCGCCAAAGTGTATGATTTTTGGGAGCATTATTATCCTCTTTTATGAACGTAGTTGGGATTATATGTGGTAGAATTTTCAACAATAAACTTACTGCCGTGAACATATCTTGGATCATTTGGAGCATGACCATAGAGATCAGTTAACTGAGAAACTTCTCTTTCCTTAGCTTCTGTTTCTTCCTGATAATATTGCTGATCTGCGTCATAATCCTTCTTTGGTTTTTTCATGAGGATATTATTGCGACGTCGAATCCGATTATCTGAATTTGCATATAGTTCTCTGATCATATATTCAGGATGATCACTCTGTTTTACGAAATCCCATCCATTCTCATAAGCTTCTTGTAGATTGTCGTTTTGAGGTTCACCCAAGAGACGTTCCGTAAACCAACCATATATCCAACCAACAGGAATTTGTTCTTCAGGAAACCATAGATTACCTCTGTGACGAGAAGGCTTTCTGGCAAAATTTACGCGCTTATCGTCTTGCCTTGTTCTTTCTGAGGCAATACTAATTTCTCTTTCATCGTCCCATCCACCGATTGGCCTTGATTCTGACATTTCTTCTCTCTCATCTTCAGTTTTTTTTCTCATTATTGCCTCTTGTAAAGTTTATCGATTCCCAACCAATTTCGCCTTTTATAACCATATCTATTGCAAATACTTTATAAATATTTCTAAGTTTTGATCGATTAATTATTTTTTTTCCTGTTTTCGGATCATAAATATGTCCCATCATCTTATCTGCTGTTTGCTTTTGATATGATGTAAGACTTATATCGTTGTACCAAATACCTTTTTTGAATAATATATATTTTATATATCTAAATAAAAACAATGATTTATACAAATGATAAATTATTCTTTTTAACTTACTTTCTATTTTATATCTTCTAAAAATAGGCTTAAATTGTTCTTCACAAATTCTTTTAAATATCTCTTCTGATGGATTTTCTATCATCTATCCTCTCATGAGATTTTTCTTATAAATTTTCTCTAAGGTTTCATTATCCAGAATTTTTTGTCCTGTCTTTGGATCTCTTATTATTCCTTTTAATGCGTGAGCGGCTTCTTTTTGATCTTGAGACAATATTATATCTCTAGAAGTTCTCGGAGGTTCAGCAGGCGAAGAACTTCTATTTACAGGAGCAACTTTGGTATTGTCTGCCTTCATTTGTATCTTACCCTTTAATGGCTGACGTTTTTCTAGGGGTTGTTCATAGCTTCTTTCATAGTGATCTCGCATATAGGAACTAATTTCATCAAAAAATTCACTACTTCCTATTTC